AATGTTAGATCATCATCCTCTATTGCATCTGCAATATCAGAGATTGTATCCTCTAATAGATCATACAAGACCTCATATTGGTCATTGGTTAGATGTAATACTCTTCCCATTACTCAATCACCCCATTAAGATGAAATACATAAGCAATTTGATTATCTGATTTATCTTCACTTAGATAATCAAATGGTACTGGACACTGATCTAACCATTGTTGGAATACGTCGTAATCAGTCATTTTAATCCACCGTTGATCTAATTGATTTACATGCCTTTTCATCAGTTGATTCTAATAGTTTACCTACCTTATATTCAAATCCTTCGCAATACTCAACCTCCTCATAATGTTTGCAATGTTCAAAATCAGATGCAATTCTTTTTGCTTCTGTTTTATTTTCTGCACCAACTGTTACTGAATAGTAAACAATTTTCTTTGCTTCAAATGTGTAACTGTTTAATAGATCGGACATTAGTTTTCTCCTTGAGATTTACAGACGCAAGCATCAATTAATGGTTGCAATTTGTCCAGAATATGTTGATTTAATTCTGGAAAATCGGCATCTCCCTTACCTAATAGGTAAACAAGATGCCTGATTTCGTTCTTAGTTAGGTTTACAATCATAACCAGTTACTTATAAGAAGTGAGGGGATGTATCAGGTTTGATGTATAATCAATAGACTTAATACACCAACCTGAATTATCAGTTATCTTATCAACTAATTCATCCTCATCATCAACTTCCCAGATGCCTAAGTTATCATTAGTAATTGCATTTTGCTCATCTAATGATAAACTATAGTCATCACTTAAACTATCATTAAAATCAAATTCAATTTGTGTAACTAATAGTTTCATAATTACCTCAAATAAAGATAACCACCTGCCCAACCTGTGAATTTAGGATCATGTAATCTCTCACGTTGATTGATAATTCTCATATCAAATCTAACATATTTTGCTGGAGAATTGTATGATGCAGGTTTGTAAACTTCACCAGTATTCTTATCAACGAAAGCATGAACACTTCCTTCTCTCCATTCATTACGATCTTGGAAAGTGTCAAACTCTCTTTGCATAATCTTGTAATACTTGCGACCATTCTTTATAACAAAGTTGGTAAGATTAGCAGTGCCATTGTTAACACTTTCTAACTGTCTTTTAGAGTAGTCAGAATCCGAACCTGCATACATTCTTATTGAATGTTGCTTATAGTTTTCTGTTAATGAATCACAATAGGTTTGTGTCCAGTCCAGAATCCGTTCAGTTAATGTGGACATAAAACCTCATTTTGTTTAGAGTGTTGAGGGGCAGAGAGTAATTGCAGGAATTGTTATCACTAAAGCAAGGTTGGACTCTTGCTTATCGTCATGACTCCAGATTCGCTAAACGCTCCTACTGGATTTAAAACGCACAAGCATCTTTAGACCTCTACGCTGTTTAATCAGGATTCTAACCTGACCCCATAGCACCTAGTAATTTCCTATCGCCTCCAACCCTGAAACTACCAAAGGGGAATACAGCAGTTGAGAGAGTGGGGCATCGACATAGGTTTCACCTATATGCCCAAATTTACCTACTGGGAATCGCTTACACCTGAACCCCTACTGAACATCATTATGAAAGGAATTACCACATTCTATTTCAATGCTACCTTTCAAGGTTGGTTGTTCGGGCAGTAGAACCACGTATCTCTCAACTTTCATATTATAGCAGTTTTACATCGTGATACAACCTCGGATGTGACAGTTCTTAAACTGTCTCTCTAACTGGGTATTCAGCAGGGATGTCGAGTATAGTACCCTTTGCTCTGCTGCCATATCCACCCATATCATAGCAAGTCCACTCACCATTGTCAAATAAGTAAGCATACTCACCATCAGTTCTCTCTGTTTGGTCAAAAAACTCAGTAATTGACTCAGAGATCTTTGGTGGGCAGTCCTCACCTCTCTCTGAGTAGTATGTTGGGGCAGTTACTTCTCTCTTCCCTTCACCTGTATTATAATTGTAATCCCAACCATACTCAGAATCACAAGAGGACATATCTCCTCCATCAATCAACTCTTCAACCTTCTCTCTTGTGTTAAACTTCTTTTCAAGTGTAACTCCTAACCACTCAGGATAACCATCCCAATGATGATATACTGAAATGATTTGACCTTCAAGTTGTAGTCCTATGCGAGATCTTGTACTCATTGTGAGAATAATGTAAATGAATATATGATGTGGGATGCTCAAGAGGTGCTTCACCTGATCCTAACCCATTTACTGAGTCTAATTACAGGTACTAAGTCATCCCACAATGGTGAGAGAAAACAAAACTGAGGGGACAGTGCATTACCCTTTCGGTCATGTCTCTGCTTCTGGCGGTGTCCTAAGCGTATCCAATTAAGGAGTCTGGCATCGCTTATCTGTCAGAGTAGAAAGGAACCTCGTTTGTTTTCCCATACCGTTACTATAGCAATAAAAAACCCCCTGTGTAGGAGGCTTGTGACACTTGTTCAACTGTCACACAGTTTATTATATTTTGATCTTAATCGTCATATACTAAACATTCAGGTTCATCAGGATTCATTTCACAGAATAGTTCCAAGCAATTAGGGTCGTGATGATCCCCTGCTACTATTTCATCGTGATGATGTTCCTCATACACTTCCAATTCGTGAAGTTCTTCCTTATAGTGCCTTCTAGCAGCAGGATTTAATTCTGGATTATCCAACAATTCTTTATCGTGTTGAATGTGTTGTTCTATAGTTTTCATAATGAGTACCTCTCCATGAGTACATAAGTATTTATTCTATTTTATAGCGAGACTCTCCTTTCTAACGAATTGATTATCTCGATTATAAAACAACTTATGGTTTTCTGTTGTGACATAATGACCAGTAATGTCACTACCATCACAATGCCAACCATAAGCAATTATTCTTTCTTTAACACCGTCTATGTTAAATCTTTTTTGACCACCCAAGTAAGAATGATACATCTCGTCTAGGTTAAGCATTGTTTCTAGTTGGTTATGTGTTGTTATTCTAACATACTATATTATAATAACCAATAATGCTTAATAATGTTTTAATGTTTGGAGTCTCCAAAGAAAGTACCAAACATACCACTATCACCATCTTGACGATTCTCGATTTTCTCGATCAACTCTGTTGCATCAATAAGATTATCTATATTAGAAAGCATATCTGCTATGTGCTTACTAACATAAGACTTCTCACTTCTAGCAGAGAATGATAGAGCATTTCTTAGATTTTCCTGTGCTTCTCGAAGAGAAGTTTCAACTTGTTCTGATAATGCCATTAGTCCTCTTCACAATGCTTTTCTACAATTTCCTGAATTACTTCACTAAAAGCATTACGCAATTCATACTGGATGTCACTCCTGTCTTTCTTCAATCTAGTTACTGTTATAGGTGGAAGATTAAGAGTAGCAGTTATCTCCCATAATCCAAGTTCTTTATTCTTGGTAGTTTTGATGTCAAGCATTTCTATGTTTACTGTTGTGTTTTCCATTGGTTTACGCTCCGTCTAGTTCACCTGCTTTTGCTTTTAGTTCCTCGATTCTTCTATGACTAGGAACCCAAAATCCATCACCAGTCATTTCATAACCTGCTGCAACCATTTCATCATAGGTCATTGGGTTTTCTTCATTGTTTTTTTCATTATCAATGAAATTAGGGTCTTCAACCCTTCTCCAAGAATCTAGTTCAGTATAGTCTGGCCATTGTGTTGAATCAGTTAAATAATCAGATTTTAATTCAAACCTTTCTCGATCAACATCATCAATCTTTATCCCTGAGTTGATACTAACAACTTTATTTGTTCTATCAACACCCTCTAGCAAGTCAACTAGACTTTGTGCATCTCTAGCACAAATACGATGATAATTAGCATTTCTTTTTGCTGCTAGTTTGATTGTATTGAAAATCTCGTCAGGTCTGCACTCAGCACCTAGAGCATCTTCAATCATTTCTTCCAACACTCTGAGAGAATAACTTTTAATGTCTTCCTCTTTCATTCTGGTCTAATTTAATTGCTTGTTCCATAATACTCTGTATTTCCTTAGATGTCAAGTTATTTAACCATTTCCAATTAGGATCATTCCTATCCCACTCACAAGTGAATGTACCATCATCGTTTCTTTTTATGTTGAAGCTTTCGTTCTGCATTTCTAATCTTTTTCCTCACCATTTTTGCATATCTTATATCATCCTTAGTGTACCAATCAGGATGATCTTTTGCTCGTTTTAATAATTTTTTTGCTGCCTTCTTATCATTCATTGGATAGTCGGATTCGTAGGATATTTAACTAAGTATTTATACCCCTAGAAAATATCCTTTACCTTACCAGATACAGATGAACTTTCACTTCTTTTTTGTATCCTTGTCTTAAGTTTACGCTCGTGTTCCTGTAATTGAGCATTAACATCCATCATTTGATCCTGTAATCTATTAATCTTCTCATTTAATCCTTTTATATGTTCTTCAACCATATATGCTTCACCAGTATATTCATCCTTTATTCTAATCTCAAATTTATCTTCTGGTGTTAATCTATCGTGATATGGATATAACCAATCTTCTATTTCAGCAACTACCCACCAGACTGCCTCGTGGATATTGAACATAAGTCCTTTAATCTTTTTAATCGCTCTCATTATCCATCATAGCAAGTAATGTTTCATAAGGTATCCAAGCAGGTTCCTCATCTTTAAACTGAACTTCAACCTCAGTTATTATTCTTTGTAAGAATCTACTATAAACTTCTCTTACATTCTTAACTGGACTGAGTGGATTATTCATATCTAGGTATGCAATATTCATAGTATGATTATATTCCTAGACATTATAAAACCCCTGACAGTATTTGTCAAGGGTTTTCTTAATATTTGGTTTTGAATAAGGTTTACTTTAAGGTGGATGTGAATGAATTAACATATTATCCTAGAATAAGTTTACAGTTTAACTAAACTAAAACCTCCTTACAGATACGTTTACAAGTTGATGCTGTGTCTTCGCAGTCAATTAAGCACTCGTAGTATTCTGCTAGTAAATCGCTATGTGGATCAAATGTTTGTTCTGATCCCGATAACTGATTGTAAGATATTAAGTTGTGCATAAAAAACTCCTTGAACGACAATTAATAGACCATAATGAAGAATGTTCAGGTCATCTTGTTACCTCTAATTCTCCCAATTATTTAGACATAAAGTGTCTGTATTTCCTGATACATTTTACAAAAATTTATGCCTACGAGTTAATACCTACTTGTAAGATACATCCTCACCCATTGTATCAGGACATAACATAGCACCTGCAAGTTCTCTTGCTTTGTCATTACCTTTACACATTTTATTCATCCATATTCTCTCATTTAATTCAACCTTTCCATCAGTTGAAATCATTCTACAGAGTATGTCTGTTAGTTCTAATTGTTCTCTTTTAGTCACGTTGCCTCCAGTCATCAGATCTTTCTTGGTGAAACCAATCCACAACATCTTGTGGATCTCCGAAACCCCTACGGTGATTACTTGAATCGGGGTCTCCAATATTCAAGTTATTCAGAAAAGACTCATTAGGATTTGTAGTCATCCTTCTAGCAGTATTGAGCATACCTCTTGCTGCTGTGTTTGCTTTTGCAAGTTTGTCTGCCCAGATCATATCTGATAGACTAACTTCTGTCCCTGAAGCAATATCTTTACATATTCCTTCCAACCTTAAACGGTATTGAGTGGATAGCATAAATGCACCTTATAGGTAAAATTATTTATCCTAATGAGTCAATAGCTGCTGGTAGTATAGCATATTCTTTGCGTTGTATCGCTTTTGTTAATGATTCTACATCATCATCTGGTAATATAGGAACCTCACCTTGCATTATTATCTCTCCACCATCCAATTCTTCATTAACATAGTGGACAGTACATCCAGTTACATCATCACCTGACTTCATTGCTTGCTCAACAGCGTGTAATCCTTTATACTTTGGTAATAATGATGGATGTACGTTAATGATAGGACAATGAAATGCAGATGGATTCTTTAATACTCTCATATAACCTGCTAGGATAATAAGATCAACACGATATGCCTCAAAAAGTTTTATCATCTGATCTTCATCTTTATGAGCAACCCTACAATGAGGGATTCCATACTTTGCTGCTCTTGCAGCAGCACCACACTTCTTTGTATTGTGTATCATCAATACAACTTCGTGATGATGACATAATTGATTTGTAACTATGTTCTGAAAGTTAGTTCCGTTACCAGAACACATAACTCCTAGTCTCATTTGGTTTGCTCCGATACGATTGCTTTCAACTTACCGTCATCATCAACAGTAATGTTTATTTGATGCTGTAGATCCTTATCAGTATCCATAAGTCTAATGTCTATTGCACCACCTTTACCATAACAGGTCACAATTAACCTATTAGATTTTATTTCCCACTTGTCAGGATCATAGCAATGTTTATATACAGGATTTGAATTTGTATCTTCATATCCTTTAAACCATTTCATATAATTAATCCTCAATTAAAATAATATTTACAATATTATAATGGTGGATATTCACTTTGTAATGTTTCTTTGCTTCTCTCTATTTTAAAATCCTCACACAATCTTGCTACTTGTTTTCTATCTAATCCTGCTAATTGTCTACTATTATCTAAGCACTTGTAGATACATTCTCTATCACTAATTGGTGCTGCAATTTCCCACCCTTGTTCATCATAATATTTCTTACCTTTAGTAACTGATGCCTCTACATGACCAAGATCTTGTTTCTCAGAAGGATTAGTATAATTATGTTTACTCATTCCTGTATCTCATCTAATCTTAATGGTTGAGTTTCAGTAGGAACCCACTGATTATTCTCCCATTTATATCCTGTTCTACCAAGATATTCCACTTCTTGTTCCCACTCAATGAGTGCTTCTTTGACTATTCCCTTGATCCACTTTCTAATCATTGGTAATAAGATGGGTTGTAATTTTCTTTTGGTTTTGGTTTATACTGTGGTTCTTCTTCACCAACATAATATTTGTACTTATCTACATCAAAATATGATGTATAATTAAACTTACCTTCTCTCTCATCTAATACTTCATTAATAAGTATCTTTAACTCCTTCACCATTTGAGGAGTGTGACATCTTCTTGGTGTAATCTCCCTCGGTTTATGTTTTTGTACCTTTGGTTTTCCTTTGTAATTAGGATCAACAGGAAGACTCATTCCTTGTGTATCTATTTTAGACATTTGTTCTAAAATTATCTAATTGATATACTATTTTTCCTTTTTCATTTATTAAGAATGGAGAGAGTTGTGTAAATAAATGAAAATTATATTTAC